ACCTGTTGGACGGCGACAAGCTCGCGGCCCACGAGTTGCCGCACGTCCGCCGGAACCGTCACCACATCGGCCCACTCGATCACGTCGTAGCCACGCTCATCCTTCACGGTTGAGCTGACCTGCACCGTCACCTTTGAACGCAACTCGCCGGAGCGCATCTCAAAACACTCCGGCGTAACGGTTCGATTCAATGAGCGGGGCCACGGCCAAGGGCACTTCGGTGATCGTGCCGTCGGTCGCGCCCTCGCGATGTTCATGCCAATGGCCGACGATCAGCCGGATGAGGTGCGCCAACGTGGGCGGGACCGCGTCATCCGGGTAGCCGGCGGTGAATGCGATGCTCACGGCGTTGGGCACGCGCGACGTAGACGGCCACGACGACACGGCCCCCCGAACGATCCGCCCCGGCAAGCTCGACACGTCCACGCTGTACGCGCTGGGGTCGAGCGGCTGCTCTGCGTCGTCGGCGTCGATGTAGCGCACCGATTCAACCGACACCAGCGGGGGCCACGGAAGGTCGATTGCACGGCACGGCGGGAACCCGTCGAGCGTGTAGGTCAGCTCAGCACGGCGAATCTGCTTGCTGATGCGCGTCTCGACAAACTCAGTCGCCGCGTCGATCAGCGCAGCCAGGTACGCCGCTTCGGCCTCGTCGCTGGTGTCCACGCGCAGGTGAACGCCGATGTCCTCGACGGACACGGGGGCAGCTCCCGTGATGTGGTTCACCACGAGGCCCACAATTACCTCCGCGCGTAAATCTCGAAGTGTGCGATTTGGCCGGATGCGTAGACAACATCCACGTGGGAGTCGTCCACCTGATACACACCGCCGCTGGCACTGGTGCCGCTGGGCACGACCATCAGTTCGTTGAATCCGTCACCCACCAACGCATCGACCAGCGCGGCGGCGAGATCGGTCGACTCGGGCATAGCGAGTCCGACATTGATGAGGGTCTGCGCGTAGGTGTCGTCGATCGTGGCCGTGGAGTTCGGCGCGTAGTCGTTCACGTCACTTGCCACTGACGTGAGGAACCTAACCTTGGTGCTCATGAACAATTTCCCTGTTAGAGCCGGACATTCCGCCACTGAGCGATCGCGTAACCGTCGCCATCGACGGGGATGCTTTGGCTCTCGCCGCCACCCCCTTCGCCAGGCAATTCCGCGTCGCCGGATGCGATCAGCCGATCAGCCTCGGCGTCTTCCAGCGTGGCCGTATCGCCTGGTGACACACTGCGAAACTCACCGTTGAAGTAGCCGACCATTCCCTTCTTGAACTGGACGGTTTTCATGCTCGTTCTGAAAAGCCCGCACCGCCTTTCGACGGTGCGAACAGGTTGAAGAAAGCCCGCCTCGACCGTTAGACCGAGGCGAACTAAGACGAACCCGCGCAACAAGCGCGGTTGCGACAGACTCCCCACACCTGCGGGGAGCGAGTTTCATTAGGTGGCGAGGCGGAGCGTCTTCACGGCGTTGACATCCGTGAGGCGCCCATCGTGGCGCGAGAAGAGCCGGTAGCCGACCAAGCCATCGCCGACGAACAACTCGCGAGCGACAACCGTCTCAACGGCAGTTACATCGCGGATGAAGTACTTGGAGAAGTCGCCAAAAGCGACGACCTTGCTGCCCGCACCAGCGCTCAGAGCAGGTACGTCGGGCGAGCAGACGTAGCCGTAGCCCAAAATCTGGTCTGGCTGGCCCGCACTGCCGGGCGTGAAGATGTAGCCTGCCTCGCTCTTGAGCTTACGGATCGCCGCGAGCGTGGTGTCGTTCAAGATGAACTTGCATCGGCCGCTGTTCCTGACGGCGGGATCGACGGCGTGAACTAGGTCAAGCAGCTCCTCGTAATTTAGGGCCGATTGTGATGCGGCTACCTTCCCGACAGTCGCCGCGCTGAGATACCCCTGCGGGGTGCCGCTGCCGTTGCCCGAGGCGAACTTCGTGGAGGTAATTCGCCCGATACGTTCGGCCGCGAAGTTGAGCACAGTCTGCTCAACCGGGAACTGCGCATCCGTAATCAGCTCGGTAGAGAGCTTGATCCACTTCGAGTCGAACTTGTACGCACCAAGCGTGATCGGGGTGCCGCTCGGATCGGCGGAGGTGTTGTCGGTGGTGTTCTCACCGACTTGCTGGCCGGTATTGCTAGTATCGTCAAGATAGCCGACCGTGATAGGGTTGCCCGTCGAGCTGCTGATGACGGTTGCACCTGCGAGCCTTACTCCGTCGAAAGCGCGGAGGGCAATCGCAAGCTGGTTGTAGTAAGGCCGGTCACCAACTACTCCCTGACCCGACACGGTGAGCGCGCGGGTTTCGACTGGCGCGAGAACGCCGGTACGCAGGTATCGGTCGAGTTGAGCGCGAACTTCCTTGGCCTTCGCGTCGGCTTCCTGCTCGGGAGTTTCGACATCCTCGCGGCCGGGCTGCTGCCCGCGCTGCTCGGTGCCGGACCGCTCCATCGCGTAGAGAGCTTCCTCGCGATCAACCTGCGACTTGATGGATTCCGCCCGCTTATTCAGCTCATCGAACTTCGCCGATTGCTCGGCGTCAACTCGACGTCGGCCTTCTCGGCGGTGTCGAGAATCGACCGCATTTCACGCATTGCATCGCCGCGCTGCTCATTGAGCTTCTTGATCTGCTGCCAGGACATGGACAATCCCCCCGGATTTGTTTGGAATGAATGGCCCCGCTCACATGAGCTAGGCCGATCGGCCGTTCGCTGTTCCCCGTTGGTCCGCTACAGCGCCGCGTGACGGGGTGGACGTAGGCCGAAAGATCAGGCCGCAAGACTCCGGCGGAACTTCCGCCAGGTTTCAGCGAGCCGTGGTCGTTCAATTAGCGCCTTCGCGCTTTCGAGCGCTGCAGGATCGACCCGCAGCGAGATCGTGGTCGAGTCGTAAGCCGGCGGCATGACGAGGAACGAAACCTCGACGAGGTCGAGATCAGTTACCGAACGGATGGAGTCGGCGCCTTCACGGTGGAAACGATCACCACCGCGTGGCACCTTGAACCCGAAACTCATGCCGGTGGCGTCGCCACGCTTGATGAGCGCCGCGAGGTCGTTTGCATAGCTGGTGTCGGGCAAGTCCGCCTCGGCGATCAGGCCGCTGTCATCAGCGACGAGCCGCAGTGTGCGGGTGCTCAGGCGGCCGAGCGGTTGCGCCGGCTCGTGGTTGAGCAATGCCCGGATGTCGTGGCCGTCGCCAAGCGTGCGGGTGAGCGCGCCCGGCATGATCCGCTCCCGGAAAGCCGACGTTCCTTTGCCGAGCTGTTTGCTCAGCGCGCCGTACGTGACCACGCGACCAGTGACGGTGCGTGGCTTGTCATCGGCGATGCGAACCTCGACGGCGTCGAGCTGGCGAAGTTCGTATGTCTGGCTCTCTTGTCCCATCGCCGACGTTACGGCGCGGGTGATGGGCAACTAACCAGATTCATTTTTCAGGCGGCGAGAAGTTTTTGAGCAACGGCCCCCGGACGGGCATCGAACTGCGCGAGCAGGTCATCGAGTTTGCCATCGGCGAACGCGCGTCGGACATCATCCGGGGAGCTCCCCAGATGTGCAACGGCCGCATCTCCTTCAACCTCAAAATCGGCAAAACTGTCAAGAATCAACTCACGGTGCTCCGCGTAGAACTCCCGCGCCCAGGCGTCGAACTCTGCGGTCTTGCCCGCAAACTTCTTAGCAGCACGCTGAATCGCCTTCGTTTCCTTAGTAACGAGCCGGCGCGATGTGGCCTCCAGAAGGCGGCGCGTCTGTGCGTCATCCGGTGGGCTCGGGTCTGCTGACGTTTGGCCCCCGGCATCGGTGGGCTTTGGCGGCGCCGGCGGATTGGCCGGATTGTTCGGCTGACCGTTAGCCGGCGACATATTGAGTGGTACCAACAATTCGTCGCCACCTTCCACCGGCGGCAAATCCTCCAGCGCTCGCACCTCGTTGCGGCTCATCCATCCTGCCTGCAGCGCGAGGTTGTGTGCGGTGTATCGCTCGACCGTCGTGCCACGCAGCAACGAATCAAGATTGAGTTTCACACGGAGCTCGTCCTGCTCGTCCTCCCGCAGCAGTTTTCGAGCAAGTTCGAGCTCGAGTTTTACCACCCAGTTTTGCAGGCAGTGTTGAACGAACGCGATATTTTGCGCCTCGATTGACGAATAGCTGGCCCCGCCGTCAGTAAGTCCAAGAAGATGTACAGGCACGCGGTAGGCGCGCGCAATCTCGCGAATGGCTTGCTCGCGTGATTCGTTCATCTGGCCCTTTTCTGGGTCCACTCCCTTTGCCTCGAACTTGAAACCGCCGGGGAGCGGGGCCACAGAAAAACTCGCGTCTTGACCGGTGTACTGCGCGCGAAACTTGCGAAGAAAACTATCGAAAGACGCATCACTCATGCCCGGCGGTGCGATCAGCCAACCTCCGAGGTTAGCGCCAGACGAAAAAAACCTGCGGCTGAAATCGGCAATCGACAGCGACAGCGAAACCGACGAGCGTGCTGCCGCCTGGAGCGGACTCATACCGCACAGCCCATCCAATGATGGCCCCGCGAGGTGGATTACCTGATCGCCACGGAAATCGAACTGCTGGCCGTCGATGCGCGTGCTGTACACTATCTCGCCACCGATTCGACGGATGATCGAAGAGCCGGGCCGCATCGGATATAGACCGATTGGCTGGCCGGCCCCGTCCCTCTGAATGACAGCGATTCCATTTCCCGTGAGCAGTGCTCCTAGCATGAGCGTCTCGCGCATGGCCGATGCCACTTGAAACTCGTTAGGCCGATGCAGCAACGACACGATCGGGTGATCGACAACTTTGCCGCCATCTTTGCGGCGCGTGACGGCGACAGGAAGCGTCCCGACGCTCGACGCGATGATCGTTGAGCAAGCCCAAACCGCGCTGACCTGCAACGCCGTCTCTACACTCACCGCTGGGTTGCCATCCGTGCCTTGCAAGTAGAACGACAGCGCTTCGTCCCACCGTTCGCCCGTAGCGGCGCGCGTCTCAGTCTTCCGACGAAACCAGTTCATGAGCCCCATATTTCCCCCGGTCTAGCGCCACAATTCAAGGTCGTGTGAGTCGAACCACGTCGTCACCGGCGCCTCTGACTTCTCTTGCTTTACGATCTTGCCGAGCGCCATCAGCAGCGCGCACACACCGTCGATCTTCTTTCCCACCCTCGCCTTCACCGGCTTCATAAAGCCGTCCTCGTTTGTCTTCACTTCAAGATTTCCAATCTGCCAGTCGAGCAACGGATTGTTGTGCCGAATCTTGCCGGCCCTCACGAGCGCGTCGAGTTTCGCCAGCACAGGCGAATACATCGTGGCGCGCTGCCAGAATTGGAAGATGTCGAAGCCGTCAGACATGAGCTTCGGCCCCAGGTCGGCCGCGAAGGTCGGGTCGTACGCCACTTCACGCACCTTGTACTTCTCGCCGAGCATCCGCACGTGCTGACGGATGGCGGGCTGGTCGATGTAATCGCCCTCGGTGAGCAGGAGGTGCCCCCGCTCCACCATTTCGGGGTAGCGGTCAAAGTCTTTGGTCCGCTCGGTGAGGTTCTCGCGCGGGAGCCAGTGCCAAGCCAGCACATCCACCGATTCATCGGCACCCGGAAACACCGCGACGACAGCGGTGAGGTCCACGTTGCTCGACAAGTCCAAGCCGAGATAGCACTCGCGGCCGGCGAGTTCGTCAGCATCGACATCAGCGCGGCACGCCTTCCACTTGGCGAAGTCGATGAATGACTCGGCCCCTGCAAGCCCCCAGACGTTCAGCCGTCGCTTCTGGAAGTTCACGAGTTTCGCCGGGGAATCCTGCGAGAGCTGTGCCTTCTCAGCAAAGTCTGTCTGATTGACCGTAGTGCCCAAGGCGGGGTTAGCCTTGCGCCACACCGCCGGGTCCATCGGGTCATCGTCGCGCATCGCTTCGGCGATGTACGCGAACCGAGAATGGTCCACTACTTCGCCCGAGATCAGGCGTTTGGCGTCCTGGTACAGCTCGAACGCGATGGACTGTTCATCGCTCGACGCCGTCGTGATGACCAGTACGAGCGGCTGACGACGCGAACGGCCGCCGTGTTCGATGGCTTCCCACAGCTTGCGGTCGTGGGCGAGGTGCAGTTCGTCATACACACACACCGCGACGTTCTTCCCCTCGATTGCGTCGGGACGGTTCGGGATGATCGAGAGTACGTGGCCCCGCGAGTCGTCCACGATCCGGCCGGTGTGCGGAATCACGCGCAGCCGCTTCGAGAGCGCCGGCGAGTTCTGCACCATCCGCGCCGCGAACTCCCACACCGTTCGAGCCGCATGAGCGCTCGTGCTCGCGGCGTAACCCAAGGCGGACGACTCACCGTCGGCGAAGACGAGGAACAGGAGGACGGCGGCCGCCATAGCCGACTTGGTGTTGCCCTTTGCGACGCTCACAAACCCGAAGCGATACCGCCGCGATCCGTCCTCACGTTTCCAACCGAACAGCGGCCCAAGCACATCGCGGTACTGGAAATCCAGCAACTCGAACGGGATCAGCTTGGCCCCCCGCTTTGGATCGGGGTTCTCAATGCGGAGGAACTTCGAGCAGAAATCGCGGAACCGCTCGGCCGCGTCCAGGTCGAACCAGCACCCGTCGAGCATGGCAAGCTGGTCGCGTTCATCGCGCACCCACTCCGCCCAACCCTCCGCGCGGGCGCGGTCCATCAGCGGCGCGAGTTTCTCTAGCTCCCCGGAAATCATCAGTTCATGCGGCGAGTCGTAGCGATGCCCCCTCGTTGATGAAGCGTTCCAGTTCATCACCGGCGCCTGCGTCGGTAACACTCAGGCGCGTGCGGCTGCTGGGCGTGAGGCCGAACTCAGCGGCGAGCTTGCTGAGCTGCTCGATGGATTTGTTGGCCACGGCGAGCCAGGGACTCTGCTGCGGATAGCCGTTGGGTGTCTTCGAGACAGTGCCCTCGGTGTTCAGGTGTTGCTCGGCTTCGCACCAGCGTGCCCATGCCACGCAGTACGCAGCCAAGGCGCCACGGTCGAGGTTCGTGAGCAGACCGACCGCCGCGAGTTCCTGGGTAATCCGACGCCACTCTCGCCGAGCCTCGGTGTTGAGGTGACGCGGACACGAAGGCACGGCAGCGGCAGGACGCGGCTCGTTACTATTCAAGGGACGTTTGCCGGGGTTGCCGGCCAGGATTTTCAGTGCGGTCGGTGTGGGCTTGCGACCCCTCATCGGCGGACTCCCCCGGTTGCCAATTTCGCGGAGACGAGAACAAGCCTCATCACGTCGGTCTCGAACCCTTTGCCTGACAGCAATTTATACCCCATCCCGGCCCGACAT